ACTTGGCTACCGTTTTGACACTTCGACGGCTGCGACGGGCGAGGCCAAAAAGGACGGCTACCCGATCAAGGTCAACGACCACGCTTGCGACGCGCTGCGGTACGGGGTCTGCTATTGGGACGGGGTAAGTAAGGATGGCGCAGCCGCAGCAACAACGCATGCGCTGATGATGGCCACACTGTAGGTAGCTTGACAAAATGGCACGGTCCGTGCAGTGCTTGACAAAATGGCAACCGATCCACGGCTCGATGGCTGGTACAACCTGATCTCGGGACTCGGCACCGACAAAGATCAGACGACCTACACCGCATGCGCTCCGACGCGACTTAGCCAGCAAGAGTGTGAAGACCTCTGGCTAGGCGACGACATGGCGGACCGCATCGTAACCGCGCTTCCCGGCGACGCATTGCGCGAAGGTGTGCAGATCGGTATTGGTTCGATTGAAGATGCCGACCTGCGAACTCAGACCATCGACAAGATCACGGCGGCAGTCGATGATCTAGGCTTTGAGGTCAAATTGCAAAAGGCGCTCGAGTACGAACGCGCCTACGGTGGCTCGGCAATCTACGTTGGGGCAGTCGATGGGAGAGCCCCGGATCAGCCGCTCGACATGACCTCTGTACGTGCCATCAAGCACTTGACGGTCTTTGAGCGTCGCAGTCTCAATGCTGTGGACTTCAATGACGACCCGATGGAGCCGAACTACGGCAATCCGACGCTTTTTGACGTGGTGTCATGGTCGGGAGTCGGCACCGGCAAAAAGGTGCATGCGTCCCGGCTGCTGCTGTTCCCAGGGCGCAGAGTGACCGACAGAAACCCGACGGAAAACAATGGATGGGGTGAGTCGGTTCTGTCGCTGGTCTATGACGTGCTGCGCATGTTCAACTCGGCATGGATGGGGGCGGGCTATACGCTCAAAGACTTCAGCGTCGCGATCATGAGGATCAAGGGGTTGGCGTCGATACTGGCAGCAAATCAGCCGTCGGCGGTAGCGACCCGAGCGCAGGCTATCGAACTAGGCCGGTCAATAGCCAAAACGATTCTGCTCGACTCCGAGGAGGAATACGAACGCAAGACCACGACGCTCGCTGGCCTGTCGGACGTACTCGACCGATTCAATACGCGCCTGAGTGCTGCGGCTGGCATGCCAATGACTCGGCTCTTTGGGGTTTCTGCGGCGGGGCTCAATGCGACCGGGGAAGGCGACGCGCGGAACTGGTATGATTCCGTCGCAGACTACCAGACAAAAAAGGTCCTGCCCCCGTATGAACGGTTTCTCAAACTGCTGTTTCTAAGCAAGGCGGGACCGACCGCGGGCATCGAGCCGGAAAACTGGAGTGTCAAATTTCCGCCACTGTGGCAGCCGACAGAAAAAGAGCAGGCCGAGCGGCGTAAGCTCGTCGCGGACACAGACCAAATCTACTTCGACATGGGCGTGGTCACGTCGGAGGAAGTCAGGTCTTCGCGGTTTGCTGGCGAGTCCTACAGTGCCGAAACGGTCATTGACACAACCGCACCTTTGATCGGAACGATGAATGCCAGCGAAGAAACGACTTCCCCGAGCAGCTAGGCCCGACCGGATCGCGGTGGAGTATCTGCGCGCGCTGGGTCCACAGGTGCGCGCGTTGCAAGAGATACTGGCGGAGTTCGTCCGCGACCTCGAAAAGCAGTGGCCAAAGCCAGAGCCCGAGCGCGCGGACAATGATCAGGACATCCGGCGACTCGTCAAGCACACTGTGGACAAGCTCGGGAAGGCCATCAAGGCGCAGTCCATTGTGCCGATCGCGACTGAATACGGTGAAGCTACATCTGAGTTTCAGCGGGCGCAGCTGGCCAAGCAGGCGCGCACCGCGGTCTCCATCGACCTCCGCAAACTGAGCGGCATCGATCGCAAGATACCGCAGCAGGTCCAGCGCTTTGCCCGCGAGAATGCCGACCTGATCACCGGGCTGGGCGGACGGCTGGCAGACGACATCGCCAAGGTAGTGGAGCAAGGCACGCTAGCGGGTTCGCGTTGGGAGACGATCGCGGCACGACTGGCCGAGCGCGGAACCGTAACCGAAAGCAGGGCCGCGCTGATTGCTCGCGATCAGGTGGGCAAGCTCTACGGTGCGGTCAATAAGCAGCGTCAAGAAAACTTGGGAGTGACGCGGTACGTGTGGCGCACAGCCCGCGATAACCGAGTGCGCGAAGAACACGAGGCGCTGGAGGGCGAAAGCTTTACATGGAGCGATCCTCCGTCGGAAGGTCATCCAGGCGAGCCGGTGAACTGCCGCTGCTACGCTGACCCGGATTTCTCCGAACTGCTCGGATGACAAAAAGTCACAGCGACATCTTGACAACTCGGCAAACGTCTTGCCAAACTGTCACTCATGTCAGCCTTCGTGCCAATTGGTCACACGGTTACGATTCCGGCGGTCAACACTGAGCCGACGATGGCAAGTGGCACAGTCGTCGAGCTTGACGGCTCGGGCAATGTGCTGGAAATCGAAGGCGAGACAGACGGCACGGGCACGAATCAGGTCTTTCTGCTACGCAAGCGCGTCCTAAACTCGGGCAGCTTTCGCTATGTCCCGTTTGCCCCCGACAAGCCGATGGTGGGCGAGCTGACCGGCGCTGGCATCCACCGCTTTTGGGACCGGCTCATCCTTGGCGAGGTGGCACAGGGCGAAAAGATTTGCCTCTATAACCCTGCCGGCGGTCCTGTCATCAGCAACTGCAACGTGCGACTGGTGAGGGCGTGAGCGGAGATCGCTATGCACAGGAGCGGGCCATACTGCCGGTTGCTCAGACGGCGGCAACTGTGCCAACGCCTGGCCTTGTCGGCCCATGGTCCCCGGTGCCAACCAATGTCGAGCAGGCACTCAATCAGCTTGTGCTTGAGACGGACCACGTTGTGCTTGCGCAGCTGGGTCCTGATGTGAGCGGTGGCGGTGGCGGATTCGGCACGTCTTCTTGGGTGCCTGCGAATTACATCGGCACCTATTCCGTCGGGGCCTTTACAGCAATCGGAAACCCGGAGCATGTCGGTGGGTACATTGCCCAGGCCGACGAGGTGATTGAGCAAATCACAATCAGCGCGTGGCAAGGACCGACGGCGGCAAGCACTGTGCAGGTCTGGGTGAAGCCTGCGGGTGGTGTCTTTGCAGACGCAGTGCATCCGATTGCCGTCGCCCTGGGCGCGACCGAGACTTACAACACGACGCCGCTGGCTCTCAATCAGGGCGACACCGTGGCGTTTCAGCTCGACGCAGCCGATCCAATTTGGTCGGTGTTCGGGTCGGGCCTCACGATTTCTGGACTTCGGAGACGAGCATGATCGCGCGACGAATAAACCCGCAGAACATTGTCAAGCCGGATGCTTCGGTCATGGCTCCGATTGCAGCTGGAGCCCCGGTTTCGATTACGAACCTGCCGACGGGCACGCAGGATTTTACCGTCAAGGTGTGCCCAGATGGCGCGCGTCCCGATCTGGTCCTGACTCAATCGCTTGACTACGGTGGCACGAATATTGGCCAGGCCGTGCCGCGTAATGCTCCTGCGCTGCTGATGGTTGTCGGCGGCGCGGTTGCAGCTGGTGACATTCTGAAAGTGTCGGGCGGGAAGCTCGTCAAGTGCTCGGTCGGCGATCAGGGATGGTTTCGCGCACTTCAGGTAGGAGCGAGCGGAGACCTGATCAACGTCGAAGCGGCGGACAAGGTGGCCTAGTGGGAGTGCTGCGGTACGACAAAGCCAGCCCCCTGAGCAAGCCGGTGCGCTTGCCAAACGGGTTTGTGCGCGCTGAGGGATACTTGACGCGCTCGGGAATCTTTGTCTATCGCGACGCTCAAGGTAAGACGGTGCGCGAACTTCGGCCCCTCGAGGAGGTCATGCACCCGGATTCGCTCGCGAGTTTTGGCCTGATGCCGGTCACAAACGACCACCCGAGCGAACTACTCACGGCAGACAACGCCAAAGAGTACCAGGTTGGCACGGTGTCGGAATCGGTAGTTGCGGAGGGCGACAAGGTCCGTGCGGCACTGATGATCACCGATGCGCAGGCAATCGAAGCACTCGACGCTGGAAAGTCTGAACTGTCGTGCGGATACACCGCTGACGTAGTTCAGGAGTCTGGGGTTTGGCAAGGCCAGCCCTACGACGCAAAGCAAATCAACATCCGAGGCAATCACGTTGCCTTGGTCGACGCGGGCCGGGCAGGTCCAGCGTGTTCGGTACGTATGGACGCCGCCGGAGCGGCACAGGAGATCCCGATGGAAGAGATCAAGGTTGAACTCGGCGGCGCTCAGTACAGCGTACCAGCCGACTTGGCCGCAGAGATGGTCAAGATGCTGGAAGCCAAAGGATTGAAGCCGATGATGGGCGATGCTGCCAAGCCACCGGAAGCGAGCGCAGCACAGGCGGAGATCGCAGCGGTAAAGGCTGACGCACAGCGCAAGATTGATTCACTGCAAGCCCGGCTCGACGGACTGCAAAGCGCAGCCTCGGCAAAGGCTCTGCGCGAATCGATTGCCCAGGAAGTGCGCGCAGACATCGCTGTCACTGAGCTGGCTGTCCGCTTTGATGCGGCCCTCGCTGCCTCCGATACCCTGGAGGAGAAGCGGCGGAAGGTCGTCTCCAAAATCGATCCCTCGGTTAAGCTCGACGGCAAGAGCCCTGAGTATGTCGCCGGCATGCTCGATGCGCTGGTACAGGCTCGCGGTGAGCAGGCCGCTGCGTCCCCTCGTGCCGGCTCGGTCCGCTTGGATGCCAATGAGAGCGACGATCCCGCCGCTACGGCTCGCGCCAAGATGATCGCACACCTTGAAGGGAGGGCGTAACCATGCCCCAGACTGATTACTCGACCACGCGCACGGTCGCCATTGAGGGCGGCCTTGTCGATATCGCCGACAACACCATCGAGAGCCGAGTGTCTACCGACGTGGTAGACATCCCCTTCGGCAAGCCGGTCAAAGCCGAGACTGTGGCGAGCGGAGTGGACAAGGCATGTCTGCTGGCCGCTGCCTCGACCGACACCGTGATGGGCCTTGCGGTCTACAGCAACGCCTACGCCAAAGAGGAGTTCGGCACGACCGGCCTCAAGGCTGGCTCGATGATCTCTGTCCTTCG